CCCTTCTGGGTACAAGCATACAGATGAATGCAAACTGAAAATGTCGGAACTCGCGAAGGGAAGGCCTGCTCCAAACAAGGGCTGTAAAACATCTGACGCAGCAAAGGAAAAGATGAGAATTGCAAAGCTTGGAAGAAAGCTATCCAAGGAGCATATCGAAAAAGTCGCCGCATCCAAAAGAGGGAAACCATTAAGCTACGAGTGCCGAATGAAAATATCAAATGCTTTAACTGGGAAGAAGCACACCGAAGAAGCTAGAATAAAAATGTCCACTCCGGTCGTGTGCTTGACAAACGGAACTATATATAATTCGATAACGCAAGCAGCTAAGGAGCTTGGTGTGTGGTCATCAAATATAACAAAAGTTTGCCAAGGGATTCTCTCACAAACAGGAGGATTTAAATTTTCATATTCAACCCAAGCACTCACGGTATGACGGACTATTTGCTTAAATTTGAAGACCGCGCCACCGCAGTCCAGTTCGGATTGCAGAACGGCTTTGCGACCATCGACGACGAAGGCAACGAGCAGATCACGCTTGCGTCACATGAATACGCACTCCACATCGTCGGCGAGCACAACGGCTCGGACTGGTGGGTTCTATTCCGCGACCTCGTAGGCATCCCGATTCCCGCAGGCGGCGAGCAGTTTATTTTCTGGGCTTCCGACTGGACAGTCGAGGATGACGCTGGCAGCGAGATCTCCATTCCCAGACCAGAATTTAACCCCGATGTCCCGAATGTCTTTTGGGCATAATAATCTCAACACATAATACACATATGAAAACTACCGCACTAGGCATCTTAACAATCGTCGCCACTCTTTCCAATGTTGGCATCCAAGTCCTTAATGGTGGCGCACCAGACTTTATGGGCGCGTTCGCCGCCGTAACGGCTGGCATCGGACTTATCAAAGCAAAGGACAACAAATGAGCGCAGACTCCGCACGGGACGCAGCACACGGCATTGTGGGCAGCGTAGTACCAGTTCTTGGCCTAGTAACCTCCCTGCAAGAGCAAATCGAGTGGGGCATGCGTGTAACCTCGCTGGGAATCGGCATCATCGTAGGCTTGGTTTCTGCCTACCAGTTGCTTAAAAAGCGTTGAGTAGGTCAAGGTGGTCTTGACCTATGGTGTAAAGTTCAACCATGCAATACCACCAGATTATCGAGCTTCAGAAGCGGGTAGGAGCCACTCCAGACGGGTTCTGGGGGGAGAAGTCCACAGAGAGGTGCAAGGCCTACCTCCGCAGTCTCATGCCCAAAGACCACCCGTGGCCTACGCAGGATCAAGCGGCACTCACCAAGTTCTACGGACGACCGGGCGATGAGTCCCAATTGGTCAACCTTGCCGTCAACGACCTCGACATCCGCTACGATGGGAAGAATGTTAAGAGCATTCGCTGTCACCACAAGGTCGCTCCCAGCCTCCGCAGGGTACTGGAGAACATCGCCAAGACACCCCATGCGTGGGTACTGAAGGAGTATGGCGGTGTTTACAACAATCGCCCGATGAGAGGTGGTTCCCTGCCCTCTCTGCATGCTAGGGGGGCTGCTATCGACCTTGCCCCATCTACCAATGGCAACCGCGAGCATTGGCCTTCACGCTCCAACATGCCTATCGAAATAATGGAGATTTTTGCTAGAGAAGGCTGGAATGGACTTGGTTGGTCAATTGGGAGGGATGCGATGCATTTCCAAAGCACGAGATAATACCCACTTGACAATAAATGCGCTTGATTTATAGTGCTTTCAATGAAAGCGAACAAGCTGCCGGATGTGCATTACTTAAATGAATGCTTCACCATATCAAATGAATCTCCATCAGGGGTCATCTGGGATAAAAGGCCAAGATGTCATTTTAAAACAAACAGGGGATGGCGAATGACTCAGACGAGAGATTCTGGGAAAATGGCTGGGCATTTGGCTACAAACACAGATGGATGTAAATTTTATTTAGTGAAGGTCAATCAAGTTGTGTATCCAGTCCATAGAATCATATTTGCGATGACTAATGGATTTGATCCAGCGGATAAAGAGGTTGACCACATTGATGGTGACGGAACAAATAACCACCCATCCAATCTAAGGATAGCAAGCAGAAGGCAGAACGCCTGCAACAAAAGCCTCCAATCCAACAACAAATCTGGACATACAGGGATAACATGGTGTAAAAGAACACAGCTATGGATGGCTCAAATTGGACACAAGGGTGTCACGCTGTTCCTTGGCCGATACAAAAACATTGAGGACGCCGCGAAAATACGCAGACAAAAAGCAATCGAATTGCATGGCGAATACGCTGGAATCCTCAACCGATGCCAAGCTACGCGATGAACATTCCCAAGCATATCCATATCGGTGGGTTGCGGGTGAAGATTGCGATTGTCGAGAATCTTGAGGATTTCGGTAGTTTTTCGCTTGACGATCTCACGATAAGCCTTAGGAAAGGTCACATCAAGGAGATGACAGACACCCTTCGACACGAGATGATGCACGCTGCCTTCGCTATTGGAGGCATCGCGCATTGCAAACCTTTCGAGGAAGTGGAGGAGGGTGTTGTGCGTTGCCTTGACCATTTGTTTTTCCCAGCTTGGGGAAGGCTCCAGCAAACCAAACCAACAAAACAATGACCTATAAAAAGTTCATGGTGGTCGCTGATAATCACGGCAACCTCATATGTGAAAAGGCTAGGAAGAAAGCACTTGCTTTCGTTAAGACTTGGAAGCCCGACTATCGCATACATTTGGGGGATTTCATAGATTTGAGTCCCCTTAGGCGCGGAGCGTCCAGTGAGGAGAAAGCAGACGGCATTGCCGACGATGTGATGATGGGCATGGAGTTTCTTCGGGAATTCCAGCCCCATTATCTTACAATTGGAAACCACGATGATCGCCTAGCCCTACACTCCACTGGATGCGCTGACGGCATGTTGAGGGAGCGTTGCACAGAATACTGGCAGACTCTGGAGGACGAGTTTAAAAAGCTAAAAATCAAGACCTGTCCGTACCATGTATCCCGCTACCTCAAGATGCCAGAGGGTGGGCCTAAACTTATTCACGGGTTCAAGTCCTCCGTACACGCTGCCAAGGCCCATTATGACGGCTGGGGAAGCGTAATCCACGGGCATGTGCATGCCCCGGCAACCTACCATGCGAGGCACATCGATGGCGGTATGGCATTCAGCGTTGGATGTCTCGCAGACATCGACCAGATGACCTATGCAGACCGCTACCAAGCGAAGCACGGGTGGAGGCAGGGCTTCCTGTTTGGACTCATAAACACCAAGACTGGTTCGTGGCAGGCATGGCATGCGACAAACGAGGACGGTGTATGGGTAAGCCCACACGGCATCCTGTAGCCGCTCGCCAACATCAAACCAATGTATCCGAACGACAACAATGAAAACGAACAAAGCACTAACCGCATTAGAACAAGCGTTGAAATTAACGGCACTTGAGTGTCCAAAACGCGACGATGAGTTCACCACGTCTGAGTTTGCCGACAAAGCGGACATGCACACAGAGAGCGCAAGGAGGCTATTGCAACGCGCAGTAAGAGATGGCAAGTTTATCATGCGCAAGACGCCCAAGGGGTATTACTATTCCCTCGCGTGACGGGGATGTCCGATTAAGCACACATTTTGGCAACTTGTTGGCTGGAATGCCACACATTACATCGAATTGTGTGCAAGCGCACGCGATTATGGACGGAATGTGTCCATTTTCGCATAAGAAAAAACCTCCCTTGGTGCGCATCGTGGAGAGGCGTGGGAGGTGTTGTTGGCTAGATACTACCCTGTTTCCTGTAGCTTGTCCAGTTAAAGTGTAATCCAACTCCGTTCTCGCGGATTCTGTCTAGGACTGCCGATGATAGCTTGGAGGCAAACTCCTCCCGCGAGTGGTTGGAAATGAGTATGGTCGGCCTTTCATTTTGATAACGAGCGTCGATAATACTGGTGATCTTCCTATCCTCAAAGGGAGTTTCGCCCCGCTCCTGGAACTCATCTAGCACCAGCAAGCCTGCGTCAGTGTACTTCTTGACTAAAGAAAGCTCCGATTGCTCCGAGTCTGGACGGAAGGTGTCCTTGATCTCCATGAAAAGGTTGACTGCCGTGGTGTAAATAGCGGGTCTTTCCTTCTTGCCGGCGTTCCAGCCCATGCCTCCAACGGAGAAATGAGAGTCCTTTGGTACGCATTTCTTGGCTAGTTCGTAGGCCATGCGGGTCTTGCCCGTGCCATTCGTCCCGTACATCACCACAATGCCCCCAGAATCGATTGTAGCGAGGGCTAGGCGGTAGTGACCCCACCAGTCGTCTCCAATGGCTTCTGGGGCATTCTGATAACGATGAGGAAATCCTTTGAGGGTGTTCATGCCTTACGCCCCCTTCTACGGAATGAGGCATCCAGAACATCAGTGAGCTGGTAGAACTGCCGCTTGGCCTTGTACTCGTCCCAGTTGACCTCCCGTGTCGGCTCGATAGACTCCGATTCTTGGGTACGGATTAGCCTCTCGACCGCGCTTGAGAGCGAGCAATCCAGCCTCTTGGATAGGCTGTCCACCCGCTTGAATGTCTCCACCGAGAGGGAGACTCGGATGTTAATCTTCTTGTCTTGGAGCTGGTTCCTTTTCCTCCCCGACCCGAAGCCGAATTTCCGCTTCTGGTTTAGCTTCCTGTTC